CAATCGAGGAAACAACAAAGAATCTGTAAACAAAGTTTACTATAATATTTTAAAGTCAAAATTTAACAAATGAATATAACAGATAAAATAACAATAACAAACGAGGATAACATGGAGTTAATGGCTCGTTACCCTGATAACTATTTTGATTTGGCAATAGTAGACCCGCCGTATGGGATTAATATAAACGCTAATATGGGACTCAAAAAAGGTAAGAAAAAGAAACATAATAAGGTAGAATGGGATAGCGAAGTACCAAATGATTTATATTGGGCTGAGGTTTTCCGTGTTTCAAAAAATCAGATAGTTTGGGGAGCTAATTACTTCCCTCAAGTTTGGGTGAACGGATGTAAACATTTTATTTTTTGGGACAAGCAAACACCCGAAGGAATGAGTTTTTCTGATGGCGAGTTAGCTTGGACTTCGTTTAATCAAGCTGATAGGAAATATACCTTCAGAAATATAACGGGAGATAAAATACACCCAACACAAAAGCCAATTAACTTATACAAATGGCTTCTTGACAAATACGCCAAACCAAACGATAAAATACTAGATACTCACTTAGGAAGCGGAAGCATTGCGATAGCGTGCCACGATTACGGATTTGAATTGACAGCTTGCGAGTTGGATTCTGAGTATTACGACAAAGCAATTCAAAGAATTAAAAACCATACAAATCAAACTAAATTATTTCAATATGATTTTACGTGATTATCAAAACGACATCGTCATCAAAGGAAAATCGATTCTCAAGCAATTCGGAATCGTTTACCTGGCGATGGAAGTTCGAACTGGAAAAACCGCAACCGCACTCACAATTGCAAAAGATTATAAACGTGTTTTGTTTATTACAAAGAAAAAGGCGATTCAATCAATTTTATACGATTTCAGCGCTTTAAATTACAATTACGAATTAGTTGTCATAAACAATGAATCGTTGCATAAAATCGACGGCAAATTCGATTTGATTATATCTGACGAACATCATAGAAACGGAACTTTTCCAAAACCAAATCTTTCAGCAAAATTCATTAAGAAAAAATTTTCACATTTGCCAATGATTTTTTTGTCTGGAACACCTTCGCCAGAATCTTATTCGCAATTGTTTCATCAATTTTGGGTTTCTGACAAATCACCATTTGCACAATATAAAAACTTCTATTCTTGGGCTAAAGATTTCGTAAATGTCAAAGAAAAAAACTTCGGTTATATTGTAAAAGATTATTCAGATGCAAAATTTTTTGACATAAATGCTTGTGTATCAAAATATTTTATTAAATTTACACAAAATGATGCTGGTTTTTCAACCAAAGTAAATGAAAACGTTCTTATTTGTACTTTAAAACAAAGTACATACGACATAATAAATAAACTTAAACGTGATTTGATTGTAATTGGCAAAGACGAAGAAATTGTTGCAGACACAAAAGTAAAGTTAATGCAAAAAATTCATCAATTGTCGTCTGGAACTATTATCTTTGAATCTGGAAACGCAAAAGTCATTGACGATTCAAAGGCACAATTCATAAAAGAAACGTTCAAAGCAAAAAAGATTGCAATATTTTATAAGTTTCAACAAGAATTGAACGCTTTGAAATCAGTCTTCAACGATTCCTTGACAACTGACTTGAATGAATTTAATGAAACCGACAAACATATTGCTTTGCAAATCGTTTCTGGTCGTGAGGGAATCAGTTTAAAAAATGCAGACGTTTTAATTTATTACAATATTGATTTTAGTGCATTATCATATTGGCAAAGTAGGGACCGACTTACAACAATTGAACGAAAAACGAATGACATTTACTGGATCTTTTCAGACAAAGGAATTGAACGACAAATTTACAAACAAGTAATTGCAAAAAAAGATTATACATTGAATCATTTTATTAAAACAGAATTATGAAAATAAGCGAACACATAATTTCAAATGAAAACGGAACTGAATATTTTAATATTTTTTTTAAAGTTTCAAATCAAACAGATTTAACTTTTGAACAATATAATGAAATTGAATACTTAATTTATAAAAAGTTAAATGATTATAAAAATGAAATAAAAGAAATTGAAAAAATAAATTATGACACCAAAAGAAAAAGCCGAAGAGTTAGTAAATATATATATGAATTTAAATAAAGTAAAGTTATCTGACTATTCAATAATTTATACACCAACAGCCAAACAATGTGTATTAATAGCAGTAAATTTATTATTAGATACAAAAAGTTTTTTAATATCAATACCATTACAAGATTATAAATATTGGCAAGAAGTTAAACAAGAAGTACAAAAATTATGACACCTAAAGAAAAAGCAAAAGAGTTAGTAAATAAATATTGGAAATATTCAACTTATTCAATTACTGATTCAGACAAACAATGTGCCTTAATAGCAGTTGAAGAAATAATTGATTTAGGTTTATTATATGGAAATGCACCATTTGGGGATGGCGGCAAAAGATTTTATTCATATTGGCAAGAAGTAAAAGAAGAAATTTTAAAATTATAAATTAAAAACAATTAAAAATGGAACCAACACTTTACAATTTAAGAATTGAAAAAGCAAAAAACGGATATATCGTTTACACAAATGATGGTCTTATTAATTTACAAAACTCACCAAAAGATCCGATTTATGTATTTGAATCGTTATCAACTTTACAACAATTTCTTTTTGAAAAATTTAACATAAATTATTAAATTATGACACCGCCACAATTCACTGTTTTATTAATGATTTTTGTATCATTATTATTAAATGCAAATTATCACGGAAAACCAAAAGAAGGAAAACATAATTTTTGGACCGCATTTATTGCTGGTTTTATATGGATCGTTCTTTTATATTGGGGTAATTTTTTTAATTAATCAAATCAAATATTATGACACCACAAAACAAAGCAATCGAAATTTACAATCAATTCAAATTTGAAACCGCAAACGAAGACGTCAATAAAATGCTTGAAGACGTTGCATTCTTTTCGTGCAAAATATTCATCAACGAAATTATAAAAAATTGCTCAATCAAAAAGAAAACGTATTGGCAACAAGTAAACAAATTCATTCTGGAACATTACACAAACAAAATTTTAAATGTTAGAATCAAACATACAGAAGAAAATAATTCAGAGGTATAAAGACGACGGCTGGATTGTTGTCAAACTTATTAAGACAAACACAAACGGGATTCCAGATTTGATGTGTCTAAAAAATAACGAAACGATTTTCATTGAAGTAAAACGACCAGGCGGAAAACTATCTGAACTTCAAAAGCATAGAATCAAACAATTAAAAAAAGAACAATTCAAAGTTTTAGTGTTATATGAATAGTAGTATTATCAACGAAGACGGTTCTGTCAATCAAAAGATTTTTGAAATCGAAGGATTGAAACTTGAATTTGTTGCAACCGAAGAAGGTATTTCATACAAAGCAATCGATGCAATTGATACAATCTTGAATCATAACACTGGCAAGAAAACAAAATGGCATAGACTTAAATTAAAACAATTTTATGATTCTCGATATATTAGCAAAACGGCATAACGAATGGATCAAACTTGCAAACAAAATTTGCAAGAATCCAGAACGTTCAAAAGACTTGGTTCAAGATATGTATATTCGAATCTATAATTCGGGGAAAACAATCGACCAAATAAATGAATGTTATATCTACTTCATTATGCGAAATCAGTTTTATAACGAAATCAAAAAAGAAAAAGAAACCATTTTAATAGATGACTTTTCAAACATCGAAATATTTGCTGAAGACTACGACAAACAAAAAGACGAAATCCTTTCAATTTTAGAAAAAGAACGTCAAAAATTATCTTGGTACGAAAAACAAATAATTGATTTAACAACAGAATTTGGACAACGTGAACTTTCACGTCAAACTGGAATCCATATTCAAACCATACATAACACAACTAAAAAAATAAAAAACAAATTATGGCAAAGCGTAGAAAAAAAATCGAAGGACTTGGGGACATAGTCGAGCAAGTTACAAAAGCAACTGGAATTAAATCGGTCATCGGTGATTGTGAAGGTTGCGAACAAAGAAAATTCTTGTTGAATAGAATATTTCCATTCAAACGAGTAAACAAAACAATGTCAGACGAACACAAAGCACAATTTGAAGTGTTCTTATCTGAATGCGGAAATCGTGTTTTAGAAAATCGTATTACAGACATTACAAATCACGTTCCGTTTTTAAATGAATTGTACAAAGAATATTTCGGAATCACAATCGAAGTGTGCGAATCGTGTTCAAACATTCACAAAGCAATCATTCGTGATTTGAATAAATTATTTCAAAATTCGTAAACGATAATTATCGTAATCTTATGGTACGTGATGAAAAGGGACATTTTTTAAAAGGACACAAAGGATTGAAGCCAAAAGGTGTTACGCACGCAATGACTATTGAAGCACGTGAATTGTTTATTATGACACTTGAATCGCAAGTTCCAAATATTCAAAAGGCATTTGCTGACGTACTTGAAAAAGATCCAGCAAGATACTTGGATTTGTTTTCGAAATATGCACAATATTTCATTCCTAAAAAAGTTGAATCTGAAGTGAACTTCAATATTGAAAAACCAATCTTTAAACAATTAGAACTCGATGTCATTTCAAACGACGACGGCACAAAGTAAAATTGCCAGATTAAGAAAACGCATTCGAATCGTTCAAGGCGGAACATCGTCTTCGAAAACTTTTTCGATTATACCTTTGTTGATTTCGTATGCGATTGAAAATCCAATGTCTGAAATTTCAATCGTGTCAGAATCGATTCCACATTTAAAACGTGGTGCAATAAAAGACTTTCAAAAGATTATGATTCTTTGCGATTTGTACAAAGATTCGCAATTCAATAAATCAGATTTAAAGTATCGTTTCAAGAATGGTTCTTACATTGAATTTTTTAGTGTGGATCAACCAGACAAATTGCGAGGCGCACGAAGGGACATTCTATTTGTAAACGAATGTAACAACATCGACTTTGAATCATACCAGCAATTGTCAGTTCGTACAAAGAAATTTATTTATTTAGATTACAATCCAACAAACGAATTTTGGGTGCATACTGAATTAATGAATGACATCGATACAGACTTCGTTGTTTTGACTTACAAAGACAATGAAGCACTTGACGTGGCAATTGTAAAAGAAATTGAAAAGGCACGTGAAAAAGCAAAGACGTCATCGTATTGGGAGAACTGGTGGAAGGTTTACGGACTTGGACAACTTGGTTCGTTAGAAGGTGTCATCTTTAATAATTGGCAAATCATTGACAACATTCCAACTGAAGCAACTTTACTTGGGTTCGGTCTTGACTTTGGTTTCTCAAACGATCCATCGTCTTTGATTGCGGTGTTTCAATGGAACGATAAAATCATTTGCGATGAAAGAATCTATGCAACTGGTTTACTCAATACAGATATAATTCGTTTAATGAACCAGGACAAGCGACTTCCGATTTGGGCGGATTCAGCAGAACCAAAATCAATTGAAGAAATTCGTCGCGCTGGTTTCAATATCAAATCAGTTGAAAAAGGAAAAGATTCCATTGTGTACGGAATTAGCGTATTGCAAGACAAAGACATTCTTGTAACAAAGTCAAGTGTCAATCTTATAAAAGAATTACGTTCGTATTCTTGGGACACCGACAAAGCGGGAAAGAAATTGAACAAACCAATTGACGATTTTAACCACGCAATTGACGCTTTGCGATATTTCGCAATGATGCACTTCAAGAATAGCAATAGAAAATTTCGTATTTCATAAAATTATTATTATATTTGCATATATCATAATTAAAGATTTTAGTTTTACATTAAGGCACTCACTTTTTAAGTGGGTGTTTTTTTTTGTATATGACGCAAAGACGATGACGCAAGTCAGAAATCCCTTATTAACCATTTACTATTATAAAGTTTTTGATGCCCTCTCGAAAAAGTTGAAATTTTGCGTCTTTGCGTCTAATTGAATTTAACTTATTTTAAAGAAGTCAATAATACCAACGTTTGACAAAGATAAATAATATAAAAACAATTAGACGATGACGTTTTATTTGCGTCTTTTATCAACAATTTGCGTCTTTTATTAACACATTTGCGTCTTTTTTTTATACTATATTAAAGATTTGGTCGAATAATCAGTAAAATAATAAGTAATAGTATAAAGATATATGCTTATTTAGAATGATTCTAAATAAGGAATTGATTAAATTCAAATTTTAGAACAAAACATTTCAAAACAATATTGGTTTTATTTGTTATATTAATATGAGAATCACTATACCAACAGAATTAAAAGAAATCACCTTGAATCAGTATTTAAGGTTTTCAAAAACATTGCAAGACAATCCAGATGACGAAACATTCGTTGCGATTCAGATGGTTTCAATCTTTTGCAATTTGAACATTGAACAAGTTATGCAAATACCAGTGTATGACTTTGAAGAAATCATTCAGCAATTGTCTGAAGTATTAAAACAGAAACCGACACTTGTCAGACAATTCAAATTGAATGGTGTGAAATATGGATTCGTTCCAAACTTTGACGAAGAATCAATCGGAACGTTTTCATATATTGACACGTTAATTGGAAACGAAGACAACTGGACCAAGTTGATGTCGGCAATGTATCGACCGATAACAAAGTCGTTCGGTAATATGTACGAAATTGAAAAGTTTCAAGGCGACAAGTTCGCTGAAGAATTTGCGAATATAAAAATGGATTGCGTAATCGGGTCGCTGGTTTTTTTTTGGAGTTTAAAAATAGAATTATTGAACAATATTCTCGACTATTCAACAAAGATTCTAACGACGACGGACAATTCGGAAGTGGCGGATCTTTTCAAGAAGTCTGGGGTTGGTACCATTCAATTGTCAAAATTGCGAGAGGAAATATATTTGACATTGAACGAGCAGAATCAACAAACATCCATAATGCGCTTACCTTCCTTTTGTATTTAAAAGAATCGGAAATTGAAGAAGCAAAAAGAATAAAATCAAATTTTGAAAAATGAAAGAATTTTACGACGTAGTCGCTTACTTAAAACAATTGCTTGAATCAAATCCTTTGGTTCATACAATCACACACGGAACACCAGACTTAATCGATATTGATAAAAAAAATATATATCCTTTGGCGCACTTAAACGTTGTTTCTTCAAACGTGCAACCTGGTGTGGTTGTATTTAGTTTTGAGGTTACAATATTAGATATTAGAAACGTTTCAAAAGTTCAAGTGCAAGACAAGTTTCTTGGTAATGACAACGAACTTGATAATCTTAATACGTGCCACGCAATTTTGAATTATGTAGTTACAAAAATGAAATTGCAAAACAACGATTTTGATATTGAACTATTGAACGAACCGCAATTCGAACCGATGCTTTTGAAATTTTCAAATCAACTTGATGGCTGGAGAACGACTTTAGATTTGGCGATTGCTAACAATGTTTTTGTTTGCTAAAATTATGGATCAAAAAGAAGTCAAAAAAACGTTTGAAGAATTTGGAAACTATGTAATTGAAAAAGCAAAGTCAAATTTAAAAAAAGACGGAAAAAATGCGTCTGGCAAATTATATGATTCGTTAGATTTTGAATTTAAACAAAATCAAAATTCAATTGAATTTGATTTCTTTGCTGAAGACTATTGGAAATTTGTTGACAAAGGTGTCAAAGGAAAAACGAGTTCGGCAAAGGCACCAAATTCACCGTATCAATTTGGTAGTGGAACTGGAAAAAAAGGCGGACTTCGTGCATCGATTGACAAGTGGGTAATTCGAAAAGGATTGACGAATACAAGAAACGAAAAAGGTCAATTCATAAATCGTAAACAAATGGTGTCAATGATTTCGTCAGCGATTTACAATCGAGGTTTGGAAACAACTGAATTTTTTAGCAAACCATTTGACGAAGCGTTTAAAACATTACCAGATGAAATTCTTGAAGCATACGGACAAGACTTAAATAAATTTTTAATAAAAGAATTAGAATAATGAAAAAAATATTTGTGCGTTCACCTTACACAATAGCAATTAATGAAGTTGGACAAATTGGATCAAAAGTTGAATTGTTTATTTGGAACGCAAATATT